CTACCGCTGGGGCATCCGCGATCGCTGCGTTAGCTTTAGAGTTCTCACACTTGAAAGACATCTCAGAAGAGGGTAGTGAGAACATCAAGAAAGCTTTTGAGATTATTAACGCAGAAGCAGCTAAAGCAAAACCCCTCACAATCGAGCTAAGAGCAGACACAGACCCAGCTATAATACAAGTTAAGAAAGGTATTGCAGATGCAGAAGAGAAGATTAACAAGAGTAAAGCTTTGTTTAGTAAAGCTACCGGTGGTGGTAGAGGATTACCTACACTATCAGGTGAAGAACGCTACAAAGCTTTTATAGATTTACAGTACAATCAAGAGAACTTAAGAAAACTTAATAAGGAACTTGATCTCCTTAAAGAAAAGACAATTTTACGCTTAAGTGTAGAAGATACCGGTACTACATTAGCAGACTTAACAGAGAAACTGGATGGCCTCCGTATCCGAGCTATGGAACTTCGTGGAGATGTTGCTGGTTCAGTTACAGAGCAATTAAGAAAACAGTATGATATAGATGCAGTTGAGAAGCAAGTAGAGCTGTTAGGTAAGAAAGAAGCAACTAATAGAGCTATACTAGCGCAAGAAGCGGCTATGAAAATTAATGATGGGAGTTTAGCTACTAAAGCTGGAGCTGCTGCACAAGAATTAAATAATTTAGAAACTTATAAAGAAAGGTTAAAAGATTTTAAACTTCTACTAGAAAAAACCATAGAACAAAGACAAGATAAGAATCTTGCTAAAGTTGAGAAAGTAGAGAACGCACAGCTTCGCGAAGCTTTTAGAGAGTCTGAACTTTTATATAAACAACATAAAGTAAGTATAGCCGAGCATTACCAACAGCTTAACGACCTCCGTATGCAGAAGTTAGGTGATACTCTTGGGGGTTATCCAGAAGGTATAAGAATTAATCCTGTGCCTGGTGAGATGGGTAAAGTTCTCAGTTTGATAGAAGATTCTGTTAACTTAACAGCCGAACAAAGAAAGGCTATAGCAGACTTTAATGCGGACGCTTCTACTGCCGCTAATAAACAACTAGATGACCAGAAAGCTTTAGCAGGTATAATTACGCAGATCAACCTCAAATACTACGAACGTATGGGTATGGCGGCAGAACTAGACAAGCTCCAGTTCAAAGCTAACGAACAAGAGAAGATTGATCTTCTTATGGCTAACGCTAAAGGTAACAAGGAAGCTGAGGTAGCTGCTAAAAGACTTGTGTATAACGAGCAGTACGCTAGACAACTTAAAGTTATTAATGAATCCGAGGAAAGACTAAGAAACGAGCAAACACGTTCTACTTTAAAGGAAGAGAGTATACAAAGGCAGGTTAACCTAGGTTTAAAAACTCAACTACAAGGTATGATGGAGCTTGTAGCTGAACGGAAGCGTTATGTTAAAGAGTTAGAGAAGCAACTACTCCTTGAAGAAAGCTTAGGCTCAAACAATCCAAGAGACATTGCAAGAAAACTACAGCTACAGCAGCAAATTGCTGCTATTAAGTATGAAGGTGCTGGTGCTGCTCAAGCTATGGCAAACTCTGGTATCCCTTCCTTTATGGCTAATTTCCAAGGACAAGACCTTACCCTTGTTAGAGGTAGACAGGCAGAGTTAGATCAGAACCTAGCCGATACTAATACTGCCCTTATGGCTGACCCTTATGCAGATCATCTAGCTATCTGGGAAAAGTTTCAAAAGAATAAGGCAGATATTGAAGATAAGTATGCTGCTATGTCTGAGGCTAACAACATGCAACTATACTCTGGTATTGCAGGTATGGCTTCAACTAGCTTCGGTACTATAGCGGATACAGCAACAAAGGCGTATGGCGCACAAAGTACAGCAGCAAGACTAGCTTTTGGACTAAGTAAAGCAGCAGCCGTAGCTGAGATAACTATGAATACTGCTGCTTTAGCTATTGAACTTGCCAAAAGTAATGCTAAAATACCTATCATTGGTATGGCTATGTCCTCCCTAGGGCCTCCTATGGCCTACGCTATGGGTGCAGTACAGATAGCTTCTGTTATGGCAACTTCTATGCCACAAGCACATGCTGGTTTAACTAACGTACCAAGTGACCAAACCTACTTGTTAAAACAAGGGGAACGTGTACTTGCTCCAGAGCAAAATAAAGACCTTAAGAGTTTCTTAAAGGATGCCCCACTTATGCAAGGCAAGCAACAGCAAAACATGCAAGCAAGTAACCAACCTGTTGTCGTTAAGCCGAATGTTAAAGTTATTAATGTCAGGTACGATGATGACTGGGAACGCTTCCTAACTAGCAGTAAAGGTGAAGAGATTGTCGTTAACCATATGAGAAGGGCAGAAGCATGAGTTACTGGGTAAAGTTAATACATTCTGATACTATTATAGCAGACAATAATTGTCTGCTCCGTAGTTTAACTAACATTGTCCTGAGAACCTACTCTGGTAAAACTTTAATTAGCGTAGACGATACAGGAGCTGTATTATTCAGTAAAGACTTCACGGCTAATCCTATAGGATACGTTGCATCTGAATTAACGGATATAAGAGTACAATGCGCAGACGGTACTGGTATTGTTTCTTGGGCTGGAGAAATAACTTCAGTAAGTATTAACAGCGATAAACTTGGGATATTAGACTATTCCGAACATACTACATTACCTACTTATGACGGTAATGTAGAGTTAGTAACTACAAATGGGCAGTTTGGTTATCTACCAGAATATATAGGAACAACACAACAGTATTTCTCTTACGAAACTCCAGTAACATCTGCGACTACTTTTGCTGATTTTGCATATTTCTCTATAAGAAATGGATTAATGCGGTTAGCTTTCTTTCAAGCTGCTCCAGCTAGTTTAGATGCCTACCTAATACTGCATGAAAACTTTAGGTTTGGGTCTTTATATGCTAAACTTGTGTCCTATACTGCAACTGAAATATCTGATATAGTATTTGAACCTTTTAAAAGTCTATCGCAATATTCCTGCTTAAACTTTAAAAAGATAGCAGACTCTTCTTGGTATCTTTGTATCAATATTATAGGCTCTAGTGTAGCTTTGAAAACTTCACTATCTAATACGAATGTATTAAGATACTTAGCTACGGATACTGAATCTTCTACTACAGGAGCGCACACTTATACTTACCTATATATAACTGTTATAATAGACAGCCAAGTACAGGTAAGAAGATATTTATGCGATTTTGTAAGTGGTGTAGCTCCTTTACTTACACTTGACTGGTCTAAAGAGATTACTATAAACGGAGCTTCCTATGATTTTGTAACTTCTGGGGTTATTCGTGACGATAGTTTAATACTATCTATAGTACCTACAGGCGGTATGGATATATATATCTGTAAGTTCCCAAAAGACTGTATAAAGAATGGTACTTATGGAGATATTATTGTTAGCGACGGTACTACGACTGCTTTGAGTTCAGTAGCTATCCCCATAGCAGCCGAAACTCTTTTTATATCTTCTTTAGCTAGACCTGGGGCTGACTCTGGTTTATCTGTAACGGAGGCTGGACTAGCAACTACAGTAGCGTCAATAGTTCCAGTAGAAACTTGTGGAAGCTTCCCTTTTACACCAGAGATACCAAACAGGGATGCTTTTATTGATCGAACTGCTTTATTTACTAGCACAGCTAATTATTCAGATATAACTAATACTTTTACATTACCAGCAGGAAGTATTGGGTATACCTTTAGCATAGCCTATAGTCTAGAGTTTTTTTGTAGGTATATTAAAATTAACTACACTAATGAAGCAGTTGTGGAAAACTTTAGGGTAAGGGTTTATGATACTCTTGGAACTATAATTGGGGAAAGCGAATTACAAAACCTAACCTTAACTTCTGGGTATTTATTAATATCTCTTACTGAAACAGGCTATCCTATATCTTATATTGCAGTCTATAAAGGATCAACAGAAACAGTTACACTCAGTTTCGAGTTAACAGTACCTACTTGGAGTTTCCCACCACAGACTAACTACGTAGAAACTAGAGAGTATCTGACAGATGTTAGTAACAGTAAGGAGGGAGAACTTAGGGCTGCTTTAAGAGAACTTCCAAGGACAAACCTACGTTATAATAACTTCTTTAAAACAACACCTGAGTTTGTTCAAGCTAAATTTGTTAGTGAGGCTAGTGTAGATGGCTTCATAAGTGCGCCACTATGGATGGATTTAACCAGAGTTACAAACCTAACGCTTGGAGATACGGTTATTTCCTTAACTAATCTCTATCACGAATGGGCTGTTGGCACTAAGGTTATTGTTTGGGGCAACTATAATACCTATGAGGTTAGTGAAATTACAGCTACAAGCTTAACAGATATTACACTAGCTGACCCTCTCCTTAGAGATTACTCTGTAGCTTATATAATGCCTTTGTTAACAGGGATAACTTCATCAGAGATAAGCTTTCAGTTTAATAACAACAATAGAACAGCTGACTTTAACTTATTAAGTACAGAAACTTACTTTGAAGAAGGTTTTAACTCTCCGTTTATCGACCTTGACGGTACAGTTGTAACTGATGAGTTTGGGGAGTTCCTTTATCCAGAAGCTACAGATTTTGTAGGCTACCCTATCTTCGAAGGAACACTGATTAACGACGGTATGTCTCTAAGCCATAGCAGAGAGAGTTATCTTAATGACAATGAAATCGGTTTGTTAAGTAAGACGGATAATGAGTTATATACACGAGAGAGTTCTAGTGTATCTTTAGTAGCGAGGACAGCAGAAGAAATCTACCTCCTTAAACGTAAGTTGGATAGTTTACAAGGTAAGTTTACTGCCTTTTGGCTTCCTACTAAGGAGAATGATATTGTCTTCTCCTTTGCAAGTTTAACAAGCGGGGATACAAGTTTTACTGTAACTTTTAACCAGATGGCGATAACACGGCCAAAGTACCTTCACATCATCGGGGATACTGAAACTGTTGTAAAAGTAGCTCGTATCTCAAACAAGTACGATGGCACAGAGACAATACATTTGCTATCTGCCCTTACAACTGATATACTTAACATAACTCGGATAGAGGTTGTGCATCTTATGCGTTCCGCAACTGAGAGCTTTGAGCTCAGGTATCTTAACCGGAATAAAGCTATTGTTAACTTTCCTGTAATTAGTGTAATATCATGACAGAACTATATTTATTCACAGAAGGAGCAACGGAGGTAGGGTACACATCTTCCTTACTTCCGAAGAGTTATGGTGGGTTAACTTACTACCCTGTAGCTGGCCTTAAACGCAGCGATATTCAAGTTACAGAGAACTCACTTAAAAATAATGTAACTTTAACCTTTCCTAAGAGTGTTAAGTGGGTTAGGAACTTATTCCTAAGACAGCCAGAAGCAAAGATAACCCTCCTTATTCGTAAAGACGGTAACGTTTTCTGGCAGGGTATTGTCTCCGAGATACAGTATAAAGAACCAAACTATATTGTTAACTGTGACTTTGCTGTTAACAGGTTAAATAGGAAGACAAACGGTGGTAAGCTTGCCGGACAGTGTTGGAAAACCTTTGGGGATACTAACTGTGGGGTTGATAAAGAAGACTTTAAGGAAACTTTCACAGGATTAAGCTTATCTGGGATAAGTTTTACACTTAGTGGACTTACAGCCGCAAGTGGAACGTATAATAACGGCTATTGTACTATCTCTGGGCAGACTAGAAGAGTTCTTACACAGGTTGGAACGGCTGTAACTCTTGCAGAACCTTTTAATGGTACTGTAACAGGAACGCTATCCATTTATCGTATCTGTAATCTTACCGAAGCAAGCTGTGCAACCTTTAGCAACTTACCTAACTGTGGATGCTTCTCCTATATAGCTGACAAGAACCCTTTTAATGGTGGGAGTTTACTCTAATGGGTATCTTTGAAATCGGCCTTATAATAAGCCTTGTCCTCTCCGTAGCTACATTCGCTATGAGCCTCTTCGGAGGAAGCGCTAAAGCACCAAATGTAGAAGAGAAACAACTTGAAGTACCTACATCGGAGATTGGAACTAACATTCCAGTCCTATTCGGTAAGGCTAGAATACCTGTTATCATTGCTTGGTATGGTGATTTAGCTATTAAGAAGGTTAAAGTAAGCAGCGCAGGTAAGAAATAATGGACATTAACGATGTTATTGTAACTTTTGCAGATATAAGAGCAGTAGTTCCGAATGGTGGCTGTGTTACTGGCTACCGTTTATTTGCAGAACATGCAGGTATCGACTTCCGTACAGCAATTAAAACCGGTATACCCGCAAGTAAACTCCTTGCAACAGGCGACTTTCGAGCAGAAGCAGCAGTTAATTACGCTATAGAGAGAATAAAAAATGGGTAAGAGCGCACCTTCGGCAACAGTATCTACTTATTATGCAGGGTTTCACTTTGTACTAACACATTTATTAGACAGTATACGTCAGGTTTACCTAGACGAGAAGCTTGCATGGTCTGGTACAGTTACAGATGGAGAATTCTCTGTCGATGCTCCAGAACTTCTAGGAGGTAACTCGCGTGAAGGAGGTCTAGTCGGTACTTTTGAGCTACTCCCCGGTCTACCTAGCCAGACTGAGAACGCTTACCTACAAAGTAAGATGAACCCATCTGGCAATATTCCTGCTTACAGACAAATTGTCTCCCTAGTTGCTAAACAGGTTTACTGGGGAACTAACTATTATCTTAAGAAGTTTGAAGTAGTAGGTGTAAGGACGCAGAGTAGGGTTAACGGCACAAGCCAATGGCAGCCAAGCCTAGCTGAACCAGTAACAGACTTTATTAACGGAGTACATGTTCTCCGTGAATGTTTCACCGATACAGTATGGGGTATGGGAGTTGATGAAGCTCTCCTTCCAGAAGTTGATTGGCTTGCTGCTGCACAAGTATGCTATGATGAAGGTCTAGCTTTTACATTCCTTTGGGGTAGAAAGAATACTCTTGCTGAATTCATGAAGGATGTAACAAAACATATACAATGTGTGTACTATCAAGATAGGGTAACGGGGGAATGGAGGATAACTGCACAGAGGAAGATAACTGATACAAGTAGTCTTCCTGTTGTTGACAGTGGTGTCTTCAATACTATAACTAACCTTAGTAAGAAGACAATAGACAAACTACCGTCTACTGTTATTATTAAATTTAAAGATTGGGATACTAATAAGCCAGACCAGTACAAGATAGTTAACCCATCACTTATTCTACGACAAGAAGATACTATCACAGAGACTATCGAATACTCCGGTATAGCTACTATGGTTATGGCACAGAAGTTAGGTGTTCGTGATGCACGGCAGTTAGCCCTTCCTATCTATAGCGGAAGTATCTCCTGTAATAATACAGTAAGTAACTTTAACCCAGGCGATGCTTTTATACTTCGCAGCCCAGAGGAGCTAGAAACCGACATTATCTGTCGAGTAGTTAACCTCAATCTTGGTAACATCACAAAGAGTAACGTAACGATTGACTTTATACAAGACTTTGCCAATGCAGCGGACGTAACTTACACAAGCATACCTCCCTCTGGTTGGGTAACTTCAATTACAGACCCTATTGATGTATCTCTTGTTGAAGTATTTGAAGCACCATACTATGAAGTAGCTCTACAGGAAGGCGATCAGTTTGCACAAGGCGTTGACCCTTTAACCACCTATGTTGCAATTGGTGCGGCTGCGCCTAGTGGCGATAGTTACTCAGCCGGAGTCTGGAGTACAACTGCTTCTGACTATAAGAGGAAGACAACACTTGACTTCTGCTGTACGGCTGTTCTTACAAGTAGTATAGGGAAAACAGCAAGTGATACCACCCTTAATATCGGTAGTATTATCGACAAGGAACTCCTCGAACTGGACAACTGGATACAAGTTGATGATGAAATTATGGAAGTTACAGCTATTGGTAGTAGTACGTTAACTGTAACTCGGGGCTGCCTCGACACTATACCAACTGCCCACAGTAACGGCGCAAGAATCTACGGCTTCGGCTCATTCTCTGTAGGCGAAGGAACTAATTGGTTGGTTGGCGAGACAGTTAAGGTTAAACTTACACCTAAGACACCAAAAGCAGAGCTTGAAGTTGCAGATGCGACAGAACACACCTTCCTTACAGTGGGTCGGATGCACTTACCCTACCCTCCAGCCAATCTTAAGTTTAACGGCAGCTATTGGCCTTCCTCTATTCCCCGTGGAGATATTGTTCTAACTTGGGCTTATCGGAATAGGATGACACAAACAGCAGGATTGATAGACTGGTATAGTGGTGGCATCGCTACAGAACCAAGTGTTACTTACTCTGGTGAGCTTCGTACAAGCGGAGGAACACTTCTTCTTTCATTTGCAGCCCTTTCTAGTAATACAACAACACTAGATACCGCTCCACTTGTCGGCGCACCTATAAGTCACTTACACTTTTCCGGCACTACTGCGGATTTACACTGCGGTTCTGCTCATGGTTTAAGTATTGGGGATACTATCCAAATCTCCGGTGCATCTTCTCCAGATGACGTATACTATAATGGAACTTTTCTAGTAGATACAGTCCCATCTAGTACAAGTTTAACCTACACTATGAGTGGAACTCCTAGTGCTAATGCTACAGGTACATTAACATTACAGCATGTTCTGCACTTAGGCACAGTTAC